GTACGGGATTCCGTACGCTCTAACGACCATGACGAAACGCCGCCAAAAGAGTAAGGTCAAGTGGGTCAAGCTCGGTCGCCAGCGAGCCTGGGGTCAGGCTACCATCGGCGAAGGGCTGATTGAAATTGACCCGCGCCTCGGGGCCAAGCGGCAGTTGGAAGTCCTCTGCCATGAGCAAGTCCACCTGACCTTCCCCGAACTCTCAGAAGCCCAAGTCGACCGCGCAGGCAAAGACCTCGCCGCCATGCTCTGGGATCAGGACTACCGCCGTGTCCTGCTCGCCCCCAACGCCAAGCCCCCGAAGATTTCGTGAGCGCGGCACCTCTAAATCCCGACGACATCCCTAGGGAGGTCAAAGACGGCGTCATAGCGGGCGTCCTAGGTGGCCTAGCGATGGTTGCCAGACTTCTCCTCAGTACTGAGCCGGTCTCGCTGGGCTGGGTAATCCGTCGTGTCCTTGCCGCTGCGATCACCGCCGCCTTGGTCGGCTATTGCATCCAAGACCATATTCAAAACGCCGGCCTAAAAATGGGCGTCGTGGGTGCCAGCGGCTATGCCGCGCCAGAATGTCTGGATTACCTGATGAGATACATCAAATCCAAGGGCGACGCCGAGGTAGGCGTCCCGAAAAAAGATGCCAAAAAAAGACCTGCCTCCAAGCGACGGAAGTGAGAGCAATCTGCTCTTCGCCGTCATCGGACTGGTCGTCGCCGCCGGCCTCGCCGCAGCCATGTCGGCTTGGATCGCAGGCTTCGTCCTAGACCAGCTCCAGAATACGGACGCCCTCGTCATGCTGGTCACCGACGGGGGGCTGAAGTCGGACTCCAAGGATTTGGAGCGGAATATGTCCACCGCCACCCTCGCCCTTCAGTCCTGCCGGGACTTGGGCTGGGCTTTGGGCGTAGGCTGTCTTGGGGTCGGGTTGGCAGTAGTAGTCAGACTACGGAAGAAAAGCCCGCCACGGGCTTCCTAGACCCCTTTCTTGGGGTATGGCAGGACTGGGTACTTCAGCTTCTTCATCAGTTCCTTCTTTCGGGTCTTGGAACAGTTGAAGTAGATGTACCGATACTTCATGCTGCTGAAGTATTCCTCGACCATGTCTTCGCCGAACTGCTCGATGATCTCCTGCTTGGCCATGCGTTCCCGCCGGCGGTAGACCGTGCCGCCAGCGTTATCCGAGGCGTTTTTCGGCCTGAAGTACTTCATCTTGGGGCTGACCCCCGTATAAATCCAGTTCGTCGCCTGGTAGATGTACCCCACATGACCCTGCTCTGAATCGGCAAAGGACACGATGATTTCAAAGGGGCATTGGCGAAGGGCTTGACCGACAAAGAAGCTTTCCGTGTTCTTGGGCATCGAGTCCTCGACCCATAGGCGGTTGAACTCCACGACGTTCTTGCTCTCGTCGTCGCCACAGATGCCGTTGCAAAGGGTATAGGAAGACGGCTTGCCGAAGACGATCACGCCGACCAGACGCCCCTGCTGGAAGAAGTCGTCGTTGGTCTTCTCGTCCGTGAACAGGCCGAACGCCGCCGAGCAGGAACATTCCCTGTGCAGGTAATGATTCTTCACGATGGTATCCATCGCCAACCGATAATCGATGGGACGGACGTGCAGGGTGGACACGATGCTCATGCGTCGTATTTGGTGCCTTGGTAGTACAACGCCGCCCCCACCTTGCGGGGTTCGATGATGCCGTTGGTCACCATAGCCTTAATCAGGGCTTCCGCCTGGTCGCGCTGGAGTTTGTGATCCGCCACCAGTTCCTCCAGCAAAGCCCCCCGGCTCAGGCGGGGCTTGGACTCAAAGTGTCGATACTGCTGCCCGACCTTGAGCAGCTCGAAACCGCCGGCCAAGGGGGCGACCTCCCAGAATACCCGGTCGTCCGAGTGCTTGAGTTTCAGGACAAGGGTAGGCTTGCCGTCGGGCGTCCGCATCCCCGCTTCCTTGCCGCGCTTCGACAGGTTGAATGAGAACACCGGCAAGTCCTTCGACTCCCGCCTGATGTTCAGGACGGCGCGGACGTAGTTCACAAGTTCCGCCCCGCCCGTACCGCTGTACATCATGTCCGAGAAGGTCTGGCCGTCCGTGACCTCCTTGGCCTTCGGCTTGCCTTCGTGGTGGATCAGGATGGCGATGCACCCCGTCTCCTTGAGCATCGGCTCCAGCAGGCCACGGCAGAAGTTAGTCACGTCGACGTTGTCGTTGATGTTGCCGCCGATGTAGGCCATCAGCGGGTCGAGGACGATGACGTCCAACTTATGCCGGACGATGATCTTACGGGCGAGCTGGATGATATCTGAGCCGCGCTTCGACGACTCGTTGAAGAAATGCAGATGTTGCCTGACCATCGCCTTCTCGTCGTTATTCAGTCTCATGCCCGACATCACCCCTTGGAAGGACTGAGCCATGTCGCCGACATCGCCTTCCGCCTGGAGGACGCCCATCTTCAGCGGGTGCTTCGCCGGGATGCCGAACAACTCCCGTCCGCAAGCCCATGACATGGCCATCTGCATTGCGAAGGAAGACTTGCCGATGCCGGACTGTGCGGTGATCAGCAGCGAGCCGCCCTTCTGCAACCAGCGTCCGTGGCCGATGACCGTGTTGGGGTCGTTCAGGACGTCGTAGTTCTCAAGGACATCGGTCGTTACCTCCTCGGGAAAGTCCTGACCCTCACGCCACGCCATGAATTCGTCCCAGTCCAGCGAACCAATCTTGAACGCCACTATTCTTTGCTCGTTCTCGCCGCGCATGATGCCCCCCAGCCGGCTCCATCGGGAAGGGTTCTTGTTCTGCGGGTCGGGTTCGTGGTCGGAAAGGTAGTCATACACCGTATTACGCCGTTCCTCCCATTGCTCCTTGCTCTGGGCGTCGACACGCACCCAAGCGTGGACGGACTTGCCGCCCGAGTCGACGAGCAGGCTGATGGGCAGGTTGGACTGCTGGAAGATGGCAATCTGCTCGTCCTTGGCCTTCTTGTCGAACTCGACCAAGACGTGGCGGTAGGCCGAAACCGAGTTGTCCGTACCCGTGAAGTCGTCAGGCGTGAAGGGGTTGATACGAATCCAAGCCCCCGACTCCGTGCCGGCGAACTTCGCAGCCCCCACGGCTCCGGGGCCGAAGAACTTGGTGATCCATTCGGCACGGGTCAGGAAGATGCCCTTCGACGCCGGGAACCACTTGCCGTCTTCGGTCTGGCCGGCCTCGTTCGTGATGCAGATGACGTCCTCGTCCTTAAAGCAGTTCAGCAGCACGTCGGCGGTCGTGAACGGCGTCTGCACGTCGACCAGCTCGGCGACACGGTTTGGGTCGAAGACGAAGCGTCCGTTCGCGCCGACACGGCGTTCCTTGCCGGCGACGAGCCAGCCCTTCTGACGTTCGTGCGGCTTGACGTAGGCGTCGTTCAACTTGTGACGCAGGTCTTTCTCAGACCAAGGCGGCGAGCAACGGGCGTTGAACTCCTGAAGCAAGGCCCAGGCGTCCGACCACGGCAGGTCGAAGCCGTTGGCCAGAATGCTGGCAGCGCGGTAGGTGGCAGGGTGACCGCCTTGGCCTGCGACGGCGGCAGGCAGCTTGGCGAGATAGGCTCTCGCCCCGGAAATGCGATCTTCGGTGGTCATCAGAGGGAACCCCATTGAGCGGCCATAGCGTCGGCGATGCCTTGGAACGTCTTAGACCTAATCTTCCACCTGTCAGCCGTGGGAGGAAGTTTCCATACGCGCTGTTCTCGCCCGTCGACGACATCGGTCGGAACAAGGCACGGCAAGTTTTTAAGCCAGAGGCAAGTGGCCTTCGTTTCCCCGTGGCCGAACTGCCAAGGCTGGATAATCTGGTCGGGTTTGCGAATCTTGGAACTGATGATGCTGATGGGGTTTTCCAAGGCAATACGGGGAATGTCTGCGTTAAGCAGCCGGCTCACAAAATCCAAAGCTTGCTGCTGCCGTCCATCGGCCTGCTTTGCCTTGAAATGCCTGGCACCGCTGACGGCCAAGTGGGTGCATGGCGGGTGAGCGATAATCATGTCCCATCCTTGGTCGATGATGTCGAACACGTCGCCCTGATAATGCGGCCCCGGAACATCCGTAGGCAGCAGATCGCAGGACATAGCATCGTGACCAGCCTTGATGAAGGCGTCGCGCACGGTGCCGGAGTATTCGCAGGCAATGAGGATTTTCATAGGTGGCAAAATCTTTATCCCCCCGCCACCCTACGGCGTCAACCGTAAAAGTATTTCATCTGGATACGCTTACCGTCGAAGAAGCGTAACTTGAGTTGCTTCATCTCGCCGGCCTTGACCAGTTCCAGCACCCATTCCCGTGCCGTCGTGCGGTGAACCTTCCATTCCTTGGTCAACTGCTCCAAGTCCTTGAAGCCTTTGGGAATCTCGTCGGCTCCCTTAGACCTTATTTTCCAGAGTTTCTTCAGGACTTCGTCGGTCTTCATACGGGTAAAATCCATTCGTCTTGGCCGTGAGGCTGCTCATGCACCCACGGTATGAGTTTCTCGTCGGTATAGTAGCCGAAGACCATGCCCTGCGACCAGGCGAACGTGGCGCGGCGGGTATTTGCATAATCCATAGCCCCCCGGCGGGTCAGGGTGCCGACGCTGATGCCCGTCGGAGTATCGTCCCGGCGTCCGGTCATGCGACCTACCTTGTGGGTATGGGCGAAGATTACGTTCCCGTACATCTCGGCCATGTCCCGGGGTGCGTTCTCCCCGTAGACGGTTCCGTGGGTGAACTTGTAGTTGGCCAACTGAAACGCCTGCCAGATGCCCGTATACTCGATGAACAGGGCTTTCCGCTTCCGGCAATGCTCGGTGATATCGTTGATCAGGCGAATGGCGTAGCCGGAATAGACTTCGTCGTCCGAGGCC